AATGAGTGTTTTAAATTATCCAAATTTAAAAATAATTAATTATAGTTAAACATTTACTCTTACCCAATCTGGCGGGCAGAAATCTCTTGTATCATTGTTTGTGACTTCTCCAAACCATACTGATGGATAACACACTACTTTATCCTTATTTGAATTAAAATAAGCACCCCACCAACTAAAAGAGCTATTCGCAATTATATTATGATGACAACAACTCATTAAAAGCATTTGTTGCCAATCTTCTAGAGAATTTGATGCTCTTTTAAAATTGTACATAGGAAATTTATCAATAAGTTTATTAATTATACTTAAAACATCCTCTATATCTGAATCTTCACAAAAATAAAGTATATTAAATTCTTTATTTGGATGAATTGATTTAAAATATTGAAGGGTTCGTTCGTAATAATCATATGTGGCTAATGGGTGTGCGTGTTGAATTTTTTTATAATCACCAATTCTGAAATGCATACTTACAGTATTTTCCAAATCCAGATATTCTGAAGAACTTAATTTAAAAGTGGTTAATATATTAGTTTTCATTTTATCAATATTTAACATTCTATAAATAATAGAATACTCTTCTTGAAAATATTTATAACTTTGAAAATAACCATAAATCATAACATTTCTGTCTATCATTTTATAAATAGGTAATTCATTATATGGAAATTCTTTCTCTCTTATAACATAAATAGGTTGTGGTAGCTCTGATATCAAAAATGGTTTTAGTTTAATAAAGAATGATTCCCAAAATGTATACCTAACTGTTGATAAACCTCCACCAAGAGTGGTTAAATTTAAGAATTGAAAACGATTTTTACTCTTAATAGCATAAGAAATTGTAGCAAAAATTTGGAAAATTTGATTCCCAAGACCACCCATTAAATTACAAGTTATCATTATTATTAATTTGTAATTTTATTTTTAAATAGTTAATTTGACCAATCAATATTTGCTGCCAATAATTGTTCAACCTTTTTAAATATTCCTGAATCAAAGAATCCATTATGTGCTGACAATGGAGAAGGATGTACACCTTTAATTATTCTCTCTTCATTAGAAATAAAACTCTCTTTTGCTTTTGCAAAATTACCAAGAAGTAAGAAAACACAACTCTTATTTTGTTCACTTACAAATTTTATAACATTATTTGTGAATCCTTCCCATATTTTCATTTGACTTCCTGGTTTACCTTTCATAACTGATAAGGAAGCATTTAAAAGGAATATTTTCTCTCTATAAAACCATTTCTCAAGATTTCCAGAATCAAATTTATAGTTGCGTTCAGGGAATTCGTTTTGTAATTCTTTATAAATATTGCGCAATGATGGAGGTATTTTTACGCCTTCTGGAACTGAAAAGCTTAACCCATGTGCTTGTCCTGGACCATGATATGGATCTTGTCCTAATAACAACAATTTTATCTCTCTAACATCCATTTCAAAGACACGAAATAAATATTCTTTTTCTGGATAAACAACTTCTGAACCAGAATATATTTCATCAATAGAAATATTTAATTTATCAAATAAAGGTTTCCAAGATTCGTGATAAGTATTCATATTATTAAATTATATAAACAATATAATATGTATTTTTAATATTCAATTTTATTTAAAATAAAAATGAATAAATTTTATAAAATAAATAAATATCATATAATAAATAACAATGTACACTACAAAGTATAGACCAAATAAGTTAGACGATTTTGTTGGTAACAAAAATGTTATACAACCATTTATTCGTTGGTTATTAGAATGGGACGCAAATGATAAGAAAACTAAGTGCGCATTAGTTTCTGGTGTAAATGGAGTTGGTAAATCGCTTCTTGTTGAGCTTATTTTGAAGAAGCATGATTATAATATTATAAATTTATCAATTGATGATGATAGAGATAAAGAAACAATTAATGACACTATAAAACCTTTGCTTAAAACAAAAAAAACATTTAATGGACAAGATAATTGTTTAGTTGTAAGTGACATAGATAGTAGCGGCGGTGATTATGGATTTATTTCAACTCTAACTGAATGTATAAAAGAAACTCATATTCCGATTATTTGTATTTGTGATGATAGGTATAGTCAAAATATAAAACCAATATTAAATTATTGCGTTGATTTTAAACTAAGCAAACCAAGTTATGATGATATTTACAGATTAATTTACAAAGTTGTAACAACTGAACAAATTAAAATAGGTAAATCAGGTGTTGATAAATTATTTGAAGAAGCAAATGGTGATATTAGATTTATATTGAACTCATTACAATTAGGAGTTAAACGAGGTGACTCTAATAAGAATATTCAGAGTGCGAATATATTTGATACAACTGGACAGTTATTCTCACAGGAGAATAGCATTGATGACAAAATAAGATATTATTGGATGTCGCATGATATTCATACATTAATGGTTCAAGAAAACTATATTAATAATACTTTAACAACAAAAGAAGACGTAAAAAGGTTAGAAAATATTTCATATTCAGCAGATTCGCTGTCAGATGGCGACATATTTGATGCCGTATTTGATTTCGAATTGTCTCCATATGTTGCTATAAATACCATTAAAGCAACATCTAAATGTAATAAGAAAGGTATGGTAAAATTCCCACAGTTTCTTGGTAGAACTGCTACCATGAATAAGAATAAACGTGATAAAATTAATATTGATGAAGTTAATTTATTAGGTGAAAAGCCAAAGGTTACTAAGGCAAAAGCAGAACCAAAAGTAAAGGCTGAATCAAAGACAAAGAGAGAAACAAAACCAAAGGCTAAGAAATAAGCAATGTTATATCATTAAATGTTTCAATAAATTTTTTATGTTTGGTACTTCTGTTATGTTCTGCTTTGCCAGCACATCTTACTTCAGAACCACACTCGCAAGTAAATGTCTCTTTTTGTTTTGCTAAAATTTTTTCTTTATTTTTTTGATACCATTCATCTTTATATTCCTTAACTGTTTCTTTATTTTCTTCAGCATAATGTTTAGTTTTTTGTTTAATTTCTTCTTTATGTTCTTGATAATATTTTTGCGTTTGTTCTTTAATATGTTCTTTGTGTGATTCGTTATATTCTTTTTTAAAATCTTTGATTTTTTCAGAATTTTTCTCTCTATATTCCTTTTGTTTTTGTTTAAATATTTCTGATTTTTCTTCTTGAGATATTTTGGGTTCTTGTTCTTTTATAATACCACAAAGTTTATTTTGATAATTAATATGAATTTTAGATTGTAAGTGTCTATGTTTATTTCCAAATGTATATTGATTACCACATTCACAATTAATAATTTCTGATTTTTGTTCTTTTAATTTTTCTTTATTTGATTCTCTCCAAGTTTTATGTTTTTCTTTTGCTTCCTCTTTATGTTGTTCTCTATAAATTTTTTTTTCTTCAGATAATTTTTCTTTATTTTTCTCTCTATATTCTTTTTGTTTTTCTGTTATATATTCTTTATGTTCTTCAGCGTATTGTTTTTGATATTCAAGTTTATCTTCTTTATTTTCCTCATAATTTTGTTTGGCTTTTTCAAGAATATCTTCTTTATTTATTTCATACCATTCTTTTTTTTGTTGTTCTTTTTCTTCATTTGTTGTAATAGGACTTACACAATTTAATTCCGCATTTAATGTTTCTATCCAATATCTTTCTCTCATTTCAGCCTCTCTTTTATTATTACATTTGTGTATTTCTATTTGAATCATTGTCCAGTTATTCCATCCACCATTGTTACGAATAAATTTATAAACATGAAGATTATAATTATTAGAATTTTCATTACAACAATTAGTTTTATGATTATTTTTTCTATTTATAAAATTAGTTGTATGACCAATATATATTTCACTAATTGCTGGATTTTTACAACAAAGTTTGTAAATAATTGTCTGTGAATAATCCGTTTGAGTTTTAGGCATATTATAATATACACTGATAATTTATTTCTAAATATTTTACGAATATCTTATAATATTGTATATTATTATTGCCTAGTATATATTTTAAAAATCCTCGGAAAAATTAAATGCTTCTTCACTATTAGTTTTATTAGCTAATGCGTAATCAGGGACACGTTTCTCGAAAAAGTTGGTTTTGCCCTCTAAGCTAATCAACTCCATGAAGTCAAAAGGGTTGATAGCATTATAAATTTTTTTGTATCCAAGTTGAACAACTAAACGGTCAGCAACAAATTTGATATATTGCGTCATTAATTCGGAGTTCATTCCAATTAATTTACATGGTAAAGCCTGACAAATAAATTCGGTTTCAATTTCAACTGCCTCTTTAATAATTTCATGAATGCGAGCCTTGTCAATCTTTTTAACAAGTTTTGAATACAATAACACAGCAAATTCGCAGTGAAGTGCTTCATCTCTCGAAATCAATTCGTTACTGAATGTGAGACCAGGCATTAGACCGCGCTTTTTAAGCCAGTAGATACTACAAAATGCGCCACTAAAGAAAATGCCCTCTACACATGCGAAGGCAACTAATCTGGTGGCAAAACTGCTGCGATTATCATGGATCCATTTTTGTGCCCAATCTGACTTCTTTTTAATACAAGGGAAGTTTTCAATAGCATTAAAGAGTTTCGACTTCTCCTCCTTATCTTTAATATATGTCTCAATTAAAAGACTATAAGTTTCACTATGAATATTTTCCATCGCAATTTGGAAACCGTAAAATGCTCTGGCTTCAGAAACTTGAACATCACTCATAAAACGTGAAGCAAGGTTTTCTAAAACAATTCCATCACTCGCAGCAAAAAATGCCAAAATCATTGATACGAAA